TGCGAAGTGGTTGATGACAACTGCTTACACTTGGGCACGAATGTCGGAGTGTTCCTAATCAATGTGAATCAGTTCACAATTAACGGCATAAAATTCTCGACCTCAGCTGAGGCGGTTAAATACATCATAAACAACTAACATCATGGCAGGAGTAAAAATTACAGACTTAGGTACATTAACCACAGCGGTTGATGCTGACTTACTTTATATCGTAGATGTGAGCGACACATCGCAATCCCCTCAAGGAACATCCAAGCAGATTGAAGTGGGAAATATGTTTAAAAGTGGAAGCTATACACCTACTTTTAGCGGTTATGTTAACGGTATTGCGGTGACACCTAACTCAGCAACTTACATCAAGGTGGGCAACATCGTGACTGTATCGGCTCAGTTGAGGATAGTATTAGATACTGGAGAAACATCGGGCTCATTTGAGATGTCGCTACCAGTGGCATCTGATTTTGTAAGTCAGAAAAATTTGTTTGGATTGATGCAATATTCTGTTATGGTCGAAATTGTAAATGCTACTATTTCAGCCGAAACAACCAACAACACTTGCGCTATTGATATTGAAGTTGCAACAGCTGCAATTGATATGCAATACGTAAATATGCAATTCCAATATGAAGTGCTCTGATAGCGGCATCCGACTCATACAGGAGTTCGAAGGCTTGCGCTTGACATCCTACCTATGCAGCGCAGGAGTGCCGACCATTGGATACGGCGCAACCTACTACCATGACGGCAGCAAGGTGAAGCTCGGGCAGACCATCACCAAGGAGCAGGCAGTGCAGATGCTCAAGGATCACCTTAAGGAGTTCGAGGGCAGCGTGGTTGGATTGCTTAACGGCACACCAGTGAACGCTAACCAGTTCGATGCCCTTGTAAGTTTCTGCTATAACCTCGGTGCAGGCAACCTTGCTAAGTCGCAGCTGTTGAGGTTTGTAAAAGCCAACCCAAACGACCCTAAGATTGCAGCTGAGTTCCTTAAGTGGAACAGGGCAGGCGGCGAGGTATCTACCGGACTTGTAAGAAGGCGCAAGAAAGAGGCGCAACTTTATTTTACAACAATCGTTTGAGAACTATGGCGGCAAGGAGAGTCAGCAAACCAAGGCAAGTGCTTGATATTTTCGTTAAGCACTGGAGGCCAACTGTTGGCTCGTTGGTGATTCTGTCGAGCGTGTTTGCTTTAATATTTAAGCAGATAACGACAGAGACACTTGCAGCTATTGTGGCCGCAATGGTGGCAGCAGGATACATACCTAAAGCTAACGACAATGGATGAAGGAAGAGACTCAACGTACACTACAATTGACGAGGGTTGCGTGGTAGGTCTTGGCTGCAAAGTCCATACGCATCATCATACTATTCGCATCGAGCCACAAGTGGTGTATCAGTCAATGACAAAATTCACTATCTTTGGCAAGCAATATTGCACTAATCAGTGGGGGCAAACATACGAGCTGCCTGCCGATGAGCCAATACCAGAGCCGATACTTATGCAGCAAACCTACGCAAGCGATACCATCCAACCAAGCACATCTGCATTCTTGCTTGCTCCAAAGCCAGAGGCCAAGATAATCATCAAGCCTCGCACTGAGTTCGCCGAGTATAAGCCAACGATGGATGCTCCTATCATGGGCATGCTCTTGACTTTTACAATATACCTAACAGCACAATGGGCATGGAGCTCAATGGGCTCATGGTCTAACCTTTACAGCGAACTCAGCCAATGTCTTCGCTCTTCATCTTAGAACATTCGATTGACCTCTTCTATGTGGTGAGTGATGACAGCGGCCTAATTGTGTCAAGCAATGAGCTGTTCAAAAACTATTGCAGCCACATCAAGCCTTCCAAAATCACCGACATCATAAGCATCGAAGGTGATAAGGATGACTTTATCAAAGCCATTGAGACGGCACGCAAGCATGCACCTGAGCCATCGCGTGTCTATGCTCGCACTCGGCAGAAGAATACATCCGACCGGTACAACGTGTGGAACTGCTTCGCCATTGGCGAGACTCTGCACTTTGTCGGCATCCAGATTGTCGATGTCACCTCCATCAGCTCACACGATCATGAGCGGCAGAAGTTGCTGATTGAAGAGTTCCGCTTCATGCTTAGCCATGAGATTCGCCAACCACTGACCAACATAGCAGGACTTGTGCAGATGATGCTCGACCATCCCGTTGCCAACAACACCGAGAAGCGTGACCTCCTTAAGATGATTCACACATCGGTCAACAAGCTCGATGATGCCATTAAGGTGTTAATCAAGAAAGCAGCTCGCGAGTTATGACAGAGCAGGAGGCGGACAAGAGACTGGTTAAGGTTGCCGCTTGGTATGTGATTGAGCGTGGTATGCCTGTTTGTGTTGCACTTCAAATCCTTCAAACTGAACTCAATGATAAAAGACTATTTTGGGAATCATCGAAAGAGCTTATCAGACTCATTAAAGACGGCATTTGTACGTACTGAAACAATTTATTTGGTCGTATTAATTGTGCTGCTCTTCCTGCTGCTTAAATCTTGCGGCGATGGAGTAGAGTCGGATTACCGCCTTAAGCACACGATATATGAGGACAACATAGTGATTGCTTCACAGAAGAAGATAATCGCACAGAGCGGCTCGGATGCGGCAAAACAGGCGCAACAGATTGCGGAGCTAGAAGTGAAAGTCAAGAACGCTGTTGAGGTGGTGAAGATTGAAACGCGCACCATCATCAAAACACAGATCAAGTTAGGTGATACGGTGATGATTGACAAGAAGCCTTACATCCAACTGCCAAAGCCATTCCTTAAAAGCACCGAGTGGTACACAATCGGAGGCATGATTAACCGCCTCGGGTGGTTGCAGATTGATTCGCTCGTGATCCCGGCTAAGTTCACCTATGCAGTAGGTGACACCATGCGCACTGGCTTTGTGAATAGGCTGCTAAAGAAGAAGGACACTGTTGTCCGCCTGAGAGTCGACAATCCCAATGTGCAAGTGGTAGGACTTGAGAATATTTACATCAAGCAAGAGAAGAAGTGGCATCAGACAACGGCCTTTAAAGTAGGAGTTGGGGTGCTGATTGGGGTGGCGGTAGTTAAGTCTGCAAAATAATCGCGTTGATATTGAGCGAGTTAGGATAATTGCGTGTAAATAGTTTTGATAGTGTGCGGTGGTATCAAATAAAGATATACATTTGCTCATCAATCATTCACTAATTCACTCATAAATCATGAACACATTTTTTAAATCACACGACAGCACGCAGTTTTTTAACTACGACCATCTATCTGGCATCATGCTAACAATTGTGCAAGACGGTTGCCATCAAGGTCTCTTCCAACGTTGCGACAAGAGCTCTCTTGTTCTTGTTCGCCAATACTCCAAGGAGATGACTCAAGGGCTACATGAATCGGTTCGCACTTACCATCCATCGGATGTTAACGAGTTCTTCAGAATGTATCAGAAGACGCTGCACAATACTCAAGTATCATTCAATCAATTAATAACTCAATTCTAATTTTTACACTATGGCTTTAAAAGCACCCTCAGGGAATAACACCTCCCGCCAAATCGCACCGGAAGGAGCATTCGTGGCAAGATGTTACCAAATCGTTGACCTTGGAACAACGATGCAAACTGGTCAGTTTCCAGGCAAAAAACGCAAAGTGCAATTTATCTTCGAGTTGCCGACTGAAACACATGTCTTCGAGGAAGGCGGAGACGAGAAGCCGTTCTATGCTCGCAGCATCTACAACCTTAGCATGAATGAGAAGGCGGTTCTCCGCCGCGACATCGAATCATGGGCAGGCAAAAAGATGAGCAACGAGATCGCAGGCAACTTCGACATCTTCACGCTACTTGGAAAGCCTTGCATGGTTAACTTGACACATGTAACTAAGGGCGACATGACCTATGCCAACATCATTGGAATCTCTCCAGTGCCGAAAGGATTAGTCTGCCCTCCATCGTTCAACACTCCGCTTTGCTACAACACCGAGGAGCACGATGATGCAATCTTTGCTCAGCTGCCCGAGTTCATTCAAGATAAGATTAAGATGTCTGACGAGTGGATTGCGAGAGTTACTAAGCCAATTGCCAAAGTAGTTGAAGCTCCAGTAATAGCAGATGACTTTGAAGACGGCTTCCCGTTCTAAAATAACAAAGGGCGGTGTTAGGCCGCCCTTCATTAAAAACATACACTTAATCAATACACTATGAACGCAGCTAATATAGAGAACATATCCGAGTTCTACAAGGCTTTAAACTCGGCAGAGGTGCTTCGTGCTCAGAGCATGATTCAATCAGCTCCACAAGCCATCGAAGATAAGCTCACCTACGACATGAGCGCAGCATCCATCAAAGCGGCAAACGATGCCATCAAGCACATTGAGACCAATCGCAAGATGGTAACGCTTCCACTCGATGCCTACAAGAAGTCAGTGATGGATGTCGAGCGCGATGCCATTGCTCCGCTTAAGGCTTACATCGAGCAGCGCAAGGCAATGATGATAGACTACTCCAACGAGCTCGCCGTAAAGAAAGCCGTGGCAGATGCAAAGATTGCACAAGAAGCAGCCGATGCCCTTAAGTTAGCAGTAACGAGCGATGTCTCAGGCATCTTCGCCAACTTTACCGATGCAACCACTACCACTACACTCGAGCTCGACCACACCAAGAACATTCGCATCAGCAAAAAAGCGGAGATAGTTGGCGAGGTAGATTGGGCAACACTGCTCTGGACACTTATGCAAGCAGAGATGTTCGACATTCAAGAGTTACTCCGCAAGCTTCCAAAGGCAATGGAGATTACCAACATCTCAGAGATTAGAGGAATTGAAATAGTTGAACATAAAACACAAGCAATCCGATGAATCCACTTGACAACATAGGCGCAGAGTTCGCCCAATTCAATCGCTACATGGACACCATCATTGATCCACGCGAATGCGATGATCAGAGCCTAACGGGCAAGGTAAAAGAAGCAATCGTGCAAGCCTACTCAAACGGCTATCATGACGGGCAGAAAGCAATCATCGACAGGTTTCCAAGGCCGTCATCACAAGGAGGCGAAGAAGGAGGTCGCGAGTATTATGACTCGTTGTAACTGGACACTGCAAGAGACCGAGTTGCTGATTGAATACTATCCGCATCGGTCCACAAAAGAGGTGGCATTCATAACTGGGAAGTCAATCTCCCAGTGTTATGCCAAAGCCTTCGCACTACAACTGCATAAGACTCCCGAGTATCTGGCAACAGCCGACAGCGGAAGACTCAAGCACTCCCGAGTAGAGTCGCAATTTAGCCAAGGTCACACACCTTGGAACAAGGGCATGAAAGGGCTTGACATCGGAGGCAAAGAGACTCAGTTCAAGAAAGGGCATGTGCCGCATAACCACAAGAGCGTTGCTTCAGAGCGCATCGATGAAGATGGCTACACCTACATCAAGATTGCTGATCCTCGCAAGTGGGTGCTCAAGCATCGGCACATCTACGAGCAGCATCATGGTAAGCTCGAGCCGCACATGGTGGTGACATTCCGAGATAAAAACATATCAAATTTCGAGATAGAGAATCTGGAAGCAATCACGAAAGTGGAAAACATGCAACGCAATACGATCACTAAATACCCTCAACCAATTCAACAAACAATCAAAACACTGAACAAGTTATGGCAAGAAATAAAATCGAAGATCTAAGAGATCACTTATTCGAAATCATCGAGATGTTAAAAGAAAACGACATGGAGCTCGACAAAGCAAAAGCAATCGCAGACATTGCCCAGGTGATTGTCAACTCAGCAAAGGTTGAGGTTGACATGATGAAAGTTGTACACGGAAACGGCAGTGGATTCATTCCGGCCGATATTAGACAGATAGGGTCATGAGCAAAGTAATTGAATTAAATCATGAAGCACTTGCTTTTGATAAGCCAATATTTATTGCAGAGATTTCCAAAATTCAAATAACTGAAAAATTGGTTAAGGTAAAAGGCAGATACTTTGTTTATTTACTTTTAAATAACGAAGAAGTTGTTTATGTCGGTAGGTCTTATAATTTATGCGATAGATTAAAAGCGCATAAATACAAAAAGAATTTTAATAGTGTTTATTTGGCTGAATATAATAGCTATTACGAATGTTGTAAAGCTGAGAAGCAAATAACAAAATACTATTCACCGAGAGAAAATAAGTTATGGGTAAATTATGGAGTCTAATTCTTAACCTATGAGCCGCGACATCTACAACAGCATCGAAGCCATCAACGCATCAAGCATCAAGAGGCATTACACTGGCAGCATCCAATATGCTGCTGGTGCTCTCGAAAGGGGCGCAATGTTCCATCGCAACCTACTTGAGACAGAGCCAAAGGACATGCCGCCAAACGCTAAGCTAATCTACGATGCCATCATGAAGCATCCAATGTTGAGGTTGATATTCGAGAAGGCAGCTAAGGAGATCACCTTCATCAAGGAGGTTGAGATTGATGGGCGCAAGGTGGCAGCAAAGGGCATCCTTGACTTACACTGCCCGATGTACTCCATCAATGCAGATATCAAGACGACTTCCTGCACAACGCTACGAGCATTCGCATCGGACATGACTAAGCACTACAATCACATACAAGCAGTTTGGTATTCGTACCTGACTGGATATGATCCTGCAAACTTCTATTACATAGGAGTGCCCAATAAGTTCAAAGGTGAACTTTTTATCCACCGACATACACCCTCAGAAATTGAAGAAGCAAAAGACCTCATCAAAGAGTTCTTGGAGCACAGAGGGCTTTGAGAATTACAGCTTTACAAATGTGATGTATTACTTCCTGCATCGCGACTTCATATATATAGAGACAAACTTCAAGCATCTGAAAATGATGTACAACCGCATCGATGATGCAACGGTATTCATCACCCTTGCCGATGAGTTGAAGTACGTTGAGTTTGTATGGAGCACACCTGGAAGAATAAAAACCAATTACAAATCCCCAAATATTTATGACATCGACTTCCTTGAAAAAAGTACAGAAGCTCTGCAAAGATGGAGCGCAAGAGTTTCGCCAATCTACTGAGCCCTACGCTCTGGCAATGGCACTCGTCTACGAGCACATCGCCATCTACTGCGAGACCGAACTGCCAAACGAGAAGCAGATGCTTATCGACATCTGCAACGAGTGCGCAAGCGAAATAAGTCGTGGAAGCATCTCCCTCGGAAAGCCCGTAGGTGAGCAACTATACAAGAAGAAGTACGCATGATCCTCCGACCCTACCAAGAACGCTTCATCAACAACATCGCTGCGAAGCTGCGCATCCATCGCAAGGTGGTTGCTCAGCTCGCAACGGGTGGAGGAAAGACAGTATGCTTCGCGGAGATATGTGACCGCTACTGCGCTCGAAGCACACAAGATGTCCTCATCTTAGTTCACCGCGAAGAACTGCTCACACAGGCCGCCAAAGCCATCCGCCTTCCAGTGCAGAAAGTTGTTGCCGGAATGAAGACCATACCGCCTGCCAGAGTTTATGTCGCAATGGTAGAATCAGCTCACAAGCGGCTGCACCTCTTTGAGAACATTGGGATGGTGATATGTGACGAAGTTCATATTGGCAATTTTACTAAGGTCATTGAGCAGTTTAAAGAGCAGTACATCATCGGCTTTACTGCCACACCACTTGCAGCAAAGAAGACCAATCCACTGCGCAACTACTTTGATGACATCGTTTGCGGCATCGACATCCCAGACTTAATCGAGCAAGGCTTCCTCGCACCTGAGCAGACCTACTCATCTTCATCCATTGTGGAACGTGCTAAATTGAAAATGAGGTCTGGAGAGTTCGATGCAACTCAGATGGGAGCCATGTACAAAGAGCCCAAGTACATCGACACCACTATCAAAGCCTATCAAAAGCATTCACTCGGGCGCAAGACAATAATCTTTAATTGCAATGTTGAGCACTCGCAAGCAGTCAATGCCGCCTTCATTGTCGCAGGATTCAACTCTCGCCATCTCGATGCAACCTCAACAGATCGCGCAGAGACACTCGAGTGGTTTGCCAACACTCCAGATGCCATCTTAAACAACATCGGCATCGCAACAACAGGCTTCGACCAACCCGACATCGAGACCGTCATAGTTAACAAGGCAACAGCATCAATGCCCCTTTGGCTTCAGATGTGCGGCAGAGGTGCTCGTCCGCATCCAATAAAGCTCGCATTCACCATCATCGACCTTGGTGGTAACTGCCTCACGCATGGCTCATGGGCTGCATCCCGAAATTGGGAGGATATCTTCCACAATCCCAAGAAGCCAGGGGCAGGAGTTGCCCCCGTCAAAGAGTGCCCCACATGCGCTGCTCTCCTGCATACCTCCAAGATGGAGTGCTACTGCGGCCACATCTTCCCAAAGAAGGTTGTGCTTGACCAAGGCATTGAGGACTTCATACTCATGACTGATTCAGTCGACATCAAGAAGCTCATACAGATGAATGAGCACCACAAAGAATACCGCTCGCTGTTCGTAGCCATCGAACATGTTGCCCTGCTTGCAAAAAAGAACATCAAGAAATTAAATGCGGACAACTACCAACATATTGCAAAAAAGAATTACGAAATTGCGAGGCTCTGGTGTCATGAACGCAACAGGAAATTCAACCGATTCCATAAAGACTTGGCTGATGAGAAACTAAAAACAACCCTAAAATCAATATATAATGCTGATATCCTCCTATAAGAACATCCATGATTCCCAAGACACCGACATCGAACTTGCAAGCTTCCTCGAAGGAGTACAGTCTGGCAAATGGCAAGACATAGTATTCGATGTGCGCAATGCACCAACAAAAGAAATCAAAGACCTTAAGAAGAAAACCGCTCCACTGGTAACAATAAGCGGCTCATTCTCCGCTCGCAAAGATGATGCAATCCGACAGCACTCAGGATTTATTGCCATCGATATTGACAACCTCGAAGATGCTCAAGCCACCAAGGACCGCATAGGTGCTGACCACTATATATACTCTTGCTTCCTTTCCATCGGAGGCAATGGCTTATGCCTAATCATAAAGATTGACGGCACTCGCCACCTCGATGCTTTCAATGGCATTGCTGCATACCTATACAACGAGTATCAACTTATCGTAGATCAGTCCGGAAAGAATGTTTCCAGAGCTCGATT